TTTTTCCATCGGAGGCACTTTTTCTTTTGCCCCAAGTTACATTCTCGGAAATGCTTCTGCTTTCTTCCTGTGCAAGGCTTGACATTATGGTAAGGAGCAATTCACCTTTGCTGTCGAGTGTCCAAATATTCTCTTTTTCAAAATATACCTCAACACCTTTTTCTTTTAGCTTACGGATGGTTACCAAGCTGTCAACCGTGTTTCTTGCAAATCTACTAACGGACTTTGTAACTATGAGGTCAATCTTCCCGTCAAGGGCATCTTGTATCATTTCGTTGAAGCCGTCTCTTTTTTTCATATTAGTGCCTGTTATTCCTTCATCGGTATAGACCTTTACAAATTCCCATTCAGGCTTTGATTTTATGAAATTTGTATAATAATCTACCTGTGCAGCATAAGATGTAAACTGCTCATCTTTGTCTGTTGATACTCTGGCATAACCGCAAGTTCGGCGAAGCATCATCGTTATAGATGGGAGTTTTGTCAGGGGGTGTATTGTTGCAGGTATTACTGTTACTGCTTTTGCCATTAGTATTTCCTCCTCTTCAAAGTGTGTTGCCTTGCTTGTTCCTTCATTTCATCTGTCCAACTTTGGCTTCGTGAACGATTTTGCCATGTCTTTTCAATGGTCTGCCCGTCTGTAAATTCAAATATTATACGGTCTGTTGATGGAAGAAACATCTTTGAAATATGCTTGTTAAAGTAGCTTATATCAGCGCCCTTTCGTCCTAATACTTCCGTAGTTAATTCAATCAATATATCTTCAGGAATTTGTTTTGACGGGCATTCCTTTTTGCCGAGCCTATCAAAGGTAGGGCATCTCCATATGGGTTTCCCTCGAATGATTTTTCTTCGGTAATTTTTCCCACATAAGCCACATTGAATTTTTCCTGTAAACAAATAGGAAGGAACGAATGGTAGTTGCTTTCCGTATTTTAGTTGCCTCCGCTTTATTTCTTCTTGGACAGCTTCAAATATATCTCGTGAAACAATACCGGGATGATTGTCCCTTACATAGTATTGAGGCTTTTCACCATTATTGTTTTTACTCCTTTTGGTTAAGTGGTCAACAACAAAGGATTTCTGCAAAAGTAAATCACCTACATACTTTTCGTTTGAGAGTATGTACTTTACTTTTTTGTCCGACCATTTTTCTCTTGTGTTACTTGAAATTCCAAGTTCGTTGAGGTGCTTGGCAATTTTCAAAAATCCAAAACCGTCAAGATAAAGGTTGAAGATGAGCCGAACTGTTTCAGCTTCATCGGGAATAATTTCAAAGCCACCATCTTCGGTTCGGTTGTAGCCATAAATATTCTGAACATTCTTTGGAAGGATACCTTGTTCAAAATCCTTATGAATACGCCACTTTGCATTTTCACTTGCCGACAGGCTCTCTTCCTGTGCATACGAAGCGAGAATTGTGAGCATAAGCTCACCATCAGCCGTAAGGGTGTTTATGTTTTGCTCCTCAAAGAAAACGCCTACACCGAGAAGTTTTAACTCTCGTATGTTTTCAAGAAGTGTTACTGTATTACGGGCAAATCGTGAAATGCTCTTCGTGATAACAAGGTCGATTTTCCCGGCTTTGCAATCTTCTAAAAGTTTTTGAAAATTCTTACGGCTCTCTTTTGTGCCTGTTATCGCTTCATCGCTATAAACACCACAATAAATCCAACCGGGATGTTCTTGAATGTACTTTGAGTAATAGCTCACTTGAGCTGACAGCGAATGAAGCATTGTATCCTTTCCGCTTGAAACTCTTGTGTACGCAGCCACTCTTACCGCTGTTTGTATTGTTGGTGCAGAAAACACCACTCTTTCAATTATTCTATCCATATTTACCTCCTTTTCGTGTATCATATATTCGCTCTAAAGTGGCATAAAGTCAAGGGTTTCAGGCACTTTTTAACGATATATAACCGACAAAGATAACCCGTATTTTTGTGCAATTTTTGTGTCAATATCTTTGTATTCGGAGGCAGAAATTAGACCATTTTTCAGCATAACTTTAAATGCTGCCATTGTGGTTTTGTATGCCGTAACTGTTTTAAATAAATCCTTATCCATCAGATCCATACTCCTTTCGTCTGTAATTTGCATAACAAGTCCGGGAGCAGAACCTTCTGTGGTCGTTACCATAGCTTTCAAAACTACAACCACAATACTCGCATGTGAGATGATATATGGCTTTTCTCTTTACAAGGTCTAAATGACTGTTCCACCATTTTTGCCTACACTTATCCGAGCAGAACTTTTTTTCACGTTTATGAGGTGTATTTTGAATTGGTATTCCGCATTCAAAGCATACCTTTTGATTTATATCAAAGGGATGTCTGCGACAATATGATTTGACAGTACCTTCGGGCATACCGAGAATAGCTGCTATTCTTCTGTAACCAAGTCCCTGATACCTTAATTTGTCTATGGCTTCATACTTCATAAAAAGCACTCCTTTCGGAGTACCGACATTTTGATGGGGTTTTGGGGGGGTGTTTTTCAAAAATAGCAAAAAAAATAAGCCTGCAAGGAATGAACCTCACAGGCTTAAGTGTCAAATATTCATTTTTCGGAGATAGTTTGTTGTCTTACGAGCAAGCCAATAGCTGTTAGAATCCTCTTCAAGTTTCTTGAGCCACAGTTCTTTATTTGTGATAATGCCACGATGTGCAAGTTCCCAAACGATATCATTTACTGTTGTCAGTTCGGCGGGCTGCAGAAGTTTTGCGACATCAGCACGGAAGGTGTCCATATTCTTGCCGTGTTTAGGAAACCAATGCATAACATCACCGTGGTTCGATGCGATGCCCTTTGCATGACCTTCCGAATGACAAATGATGTCCTTTTCGGTTAAGCCATATATTTTGCAAAGGTAAGCACAAAGTTCCACGGCTTCCTTATAAACAGCGTTAAAATATGTATCATTGGAAAGTTCGTCCTCACATATTTCAAAACCAATGTGGGTGTTATTAGCATTACCGCCTGCGTGCCACCCTCTGTAATCCCACGGCAGCGTTTGGTAGGTCGCAATTGAACCATCATTCAATTTACCAATAAAAGCATGAACACAGACCTTTTCCCCACCGGGAGTCGGTGTGTTCCAATGGTTATTGTATTGATTCACACCTATTTTTCCATCGTCTGGAAGGTAACGCTTCAGCCACGGATTGTTGGCCCCGGTTGAATGTACCATTATTCCTTTGGGTTTAATCTTCTGCCCGGCTTTGTAGCAGTTGTTTGCAGTAAGGAACAGCTTATTTAGATTCATCGTCATCATCCTTTCGGAGCTTTGCAAGAGCATCCTTGAGAGCCTTTGGAAGTGGCAAACCTAAAGCACCCCAATTCTCAAGAATAGAAAAGCCTTCATTTGCTATGTAGTAGGAAATTGCCACAGTTCGGAGTGCCATCCCATCAAGATTGATTATACTGTCGAGCTGTGCTGCAACCGCAACAATAAGCAAAATTCCGAGCTTTTTAACTCCACCGATATAGAATTTACTTGAATCAAATTCCTTCAATGCCCATGCCTTTGTGAAACCGCTAATAAAGTCAATTGTCATAAAGGCAATAAGAATGTTAAGCATGGCATCCATGCCTCCGAAAAGGTAAGCAAATGAAGTACCGATTGCTGTAAAGAAAAGTTTGATTTTTTCCATAAAATAACCTCCTAATTTTTATTCGTGTCTTTCATCATCGAAATCCCGTATTTGTGCCAAGTAATACACCTGCCGTAATGTTCGTGGAAAGAGAACTTCCGGGATGTGAATGATAAGGTAAAGCCAAGCCGAGGACACCAAGCTCTCCCAAACATGGAACTCCCACGGAAGCGAAGCAAAGGTTTCGGTTACATAAAGAACACCGCCAGTGCTTCCTTCACATTCTTGAAGTGCAATACATTCATCCACATACTTTTTTGCATCTTCCGTGTTGCCAAGAACAAGAGCAAGTGCAGCATAGCCAAGTGTCCCTTCAGTCCATATAATGTCGGGAGCACCTGCGTAATCCTCGGTTTTATCGCTGTATGGTTTGAACCCTGAAAAGGTTCTATCGGAAGAATAGGTTGTGTTATAGTGTTCATTTTGAGAACTCTGCACGATTTCTTTTCCTTCTGTGAGGTAAGTCTCATGTGCCGTAGCCATGCATTTTTTTGCA